GATGTTCCGCGGAATAACTTACTATGCCCATGGAAGTATTTTTGCCGTTCAGGACAAATACAGGGATCCAGTTTTTCAATTCAACAACTCAAACGTTATTCAGGGAGACTTTACAGACTCTTCATCTTCCATATACTCAACAGCAGGACGAAAAAAGTCTCTCTTGTCATTATAACGAATGATAGCAACAGAGTGACGCGCTTTTTTTGAGGAAGAAGAATAGGTAAAGTCTCCCTGAATAACGTTTGAGTTGTTGAATTGAAAAACTGGATCCCTGTATTTGTCCTGAACGGCAAAAATACTTCCATGGGCATAGTAAGTTATTCCGCGGAACATCGAGGAGAGATCATTTAAAACCTTAAAAGCTTCTTCGCGTGAAGTAATTATATAATTCATACTGAAGCGCGGTTCGTAAGAACCAAAACCGTCAGGAACCATTCCGTCACAGTACTGAGCTATCTCGTAAAGCGACCATTTGTCTACGTCAGTTTCTTTGATGTAATCTCCCAACCCGTAGCGCGAATTGGTCACTAAATCATAAAAACACCATGCGGCGTTATCTGTCCATTCCCGAATATACTCGCCATTGGCGTCTTTTTTGAATTCTCCATCCCAGAAAATTTTGGGGGCATTCACGCCACGCTGCGCAACCCACGTTGAAGAGCTCGAGATATATCTAGCCCCTGTTCTTTGACCAAGTAAATCGTTTGCTGCATCACTGTCCCCATAAGTTTTACAAATAGGATTATAATTACTAGGAACCTTTACCTTTAGAAGTCTAGTGTCATAAGATCGAGCGGGAATTCTGGTAAAGTTTCGGGCGTCAAACCGCGAATAAACCATGGATGTATAAGGATAACGAAGACGGGTTCCATACACCTCAACAATAGAATGAACAAAACTGCGATTTGTCAAAAAAGAAGATAACGATTCGGGAGTAAGTCGTACTATTCTTATCTTCCACCCCTGAAATCCGGGAGTGTCTTTGTAGGAGGTCGGAATGTCAATGTCGGTGGTTCGGATATAAGGAAAGTCAACTTTACCCTGTATTTTTTCTGTTTTGGCTAGATTCCACAAATCAGTAAAGGCTCCATCTTCTTGATTGGCATCTTCTCTTGCGGGGTTGAAGCGTTCATCGAAAAGGGCCATGTAGTAGATGTTGTATGTTATGGTTCTTGCTTTGGTGTCTCCATACCCTACGTCTGCTTCGTGACAGGGTAGTAATTCTTTGGGGTCTTCATATAGTTTCTTTCCCGCTAGGATTTGTTCATAAAGGGCATCTACCTTTATATTGACTTGAAGATTGCTGCATTCCTTGTTATATATAGTATATGTTTTAGCATATCTGTCAATCGCTCCTTCAAGGGTTGCTTTTCTTGCATTTTCCGCCCCCTGTCGGCCGGGGGAGTAGTCTATCCCCGCTGACCCTGCTGATCCCTTTTCGAAACCCTTTACTTGAGGCCCAAAAAGCCTCTCGCCAATACTACGCTCAACAGAAAGATCAAAATCATTACCATCTCCCAAGCTCGCAGAAAGAGACGGAATGTCTCCAATGGGATTTCCGAAATTGTGTTCCACATTTATGTCTTGAAAGTTGAAGTATCCATGTTTGTCTACAATTGGAACTTCATTCCAGTAAATGGATCGTAAAAAGCCCAACTCGGGTAAAGCCTCTCCTCCTGCCGCTCCGGTTGCGAGATACTGACTGAACGTTACGTTATCGTAACCGGTTTGGTTTTCGCTTGCCAGATAGGAATAGTCGCCGCTTACTATACCCTCAATTGGTCCTTCTGATATAAGGTCTGCGATTTCAGCATAGCTTCGGGTGACCCAGTATGCTCCCGAAATCTTAACGGCTGATATATCGGTTACTACCGGTCGCGCTTGTCTGTCGTCACCTTTTTTACTCAAAATTCAGTCCTCTCATTTGTTATTCTCCTTCCCATCCCTTGACGGCGTCTGCGACTAAGCCTCCGGCTTTTGGAATATTATACATCAAAGCATGTTTGGTAATCCCCCATGTGTCTTGCGGCTTGACCTCAGCATCAGAATCTACGTTGTCCATTGACGTTTGTATAACATGACTTCCCACTAAAAGTCTTCCGTAAGCAACAAAAACCGGTCCGCCTTCCCTTACGGTGTTTACGGGGCCATTAAACAAATAGGATCGAGCTTGGGTTTGTTCTAGTTCCCTAAAATCTCCGAATTTCGGCATAGGAGTAAGCATGTTTGTAACACCGGCAGATACCAAACCTAGGCCTCCCATAAAAAGAGCTCCCGCCATGTTGGCACCCAATCCCATTCCCATTCCTCCCGTTGTACCCCAAAAAGCAAGACCGGCTCCTCCAATTGCTATCATGGCGATTCCCGCGATAACCATTAAGACATCTTTGATGCTCACCCCAGCCCCCTCTATAACAGGCACTATATCAATCGTTTTCAATGTGTCTAAATCCATGGTTAATTCGGATTTGCGTAAATCATCATAATTATCTAAATCTTTACCTTCCTCCATCATAAAATCTCTACCGTTGATAAGGATCCTGTATTTTATATGTTTGCGATCGTTTTTTAAAAGGTTATTGTAGAATTTACCCGAATTACTTTCTATTCCTCTTATCGCTTCGGATACATTTTTGACCTTAAGCTTCCATTTGTCTCTGGACATTTGTTTGGCCAGTATCCCATGAAGTGTTATGTCTACTTTTTTATTCATTTCTTTAAGCGATATACTTTTTTCACTTTTTTTCGGAAACTATCAATAAGTTTTTCCACTATGGGATGTTTTCCCCGCGGGTGGTGAAAAATATTTCCGTCACCCACGTATACGGCAGTATGGCACACGCCTTTCCCTTTTATATATTCCAAGGATATTATATCGTGTTTTCGCAGGGTTGTCTCTAAAAAATCTACCTCTTCAAAAAGATCAGAATGATTGGTTCGGTTTAATTCTATTATTTTTTGTATTAACAGTGGGTCTCTTTCGCTCCAGTCCTCTTTTGTGCGCAAAAAGTTCAGGTCGGAAAGGTCGATGTCGAAATTTTCTTTGTAATAATTTATTACCAACGTCATACAATCAGAAATTCCCGTCTTAAAGGAGGTGCTATGGATGAAGGTTTTATTTTTTAAGGGATCGAATTCTGAGAAAGAGTTGTTTTTAATATTATATAAAATGTAATTTATTTCATGAGTTTGACTGTTAATTACGTCGGTAGGAGAAAAATTTTCTTCATCTAAATGAGAATGATAAATTGCATTAATATTTCCACCCCTTGAGGCTTTCATATAATCAAGGGGGCTCAAGGAGAAGTGATCAGTGGGTTTGGCAGCAATATTTCGGCAGCGCATAACCTTAACATCGTTGACTATTATCCCACAACATTCGCGAGGGGTTTCTTCCAGCGCGTGTTTTTTGATTTTATGTTTTATGGATGTGCTTAAAATCATTTTAATTACCTCGGTAAACTTTTCTGGCGGCCGGGAAACCTCCAAAGGGAAGTTCTCCTTTGGTGATACCACACGAAGATAACCCTGCGGCATTTTCTACACTTCCCCTCACTCCCCATCTCATACGGCAGCCGGTAAGGGTTTTTGAGCATTCGTCAGCTTCCCAGTAAATCTTTTCGGGGGGAGGATTGTTTTTGTTTATAGATATAGATATGTTTTGATTTGCTACAAAATAAAACTTTATTTTATTTTTTATAATATAGCAGTAGTCTCCTTTTTTATAAGCCAATTGTTTTTTAACGTCGCCAGTAGAAGCACTGGCGCTCCATTCCAGCTTGTCACCCTGTATGGACGATCCAATTACCGCAGTTATTTTTTCATCTTGATCGTTGGCGCAAGGGGGAGCTAAACTCGGAAGACCCACCCCTCTTACCTTGGTGGGATCCCCGGGAAGTTTTATTAGTTCTGCTTTTTGCAAAAGGGGGACATTCGAACCGTCTTGGTCGTTAACGTAATCAGTCTTCAGCTCTTGCCTGTTTACATGCTGATACCAGCATCCTATTCCTCGGTATTGCCACATGCACTTGTCTGATACTATCATCCTTTTGGGAAGCTTGTAGCCTTCAAGGTCCAGTACGGATGTCAGCTGATACGATAGTATCGTTTTGTTTTCAGTTATTTTACGCTCTATGAAATAAACGTCCGGAGGCATTTCCGCGTAAGGGTCGGGTTCGTATCCGTCTGGAAGTTGTTGCAGGTCTTTAGGGCTTATTTCTTGAAGAGTACCGTTCTCGTCTACTGCGGGGGGTTCAAAGTTTTCCCTGTCCAAATATTTTGCGTATGTTTTGCGGCGAGTAACCTTGGCTCCGATAAGATCCCCAAAGCTTCTTATTTCGTGGCGCAATAAGGAAATTTGATCTATACCGTCTTTCGATTGGCTTGCGATAGATAGGACGGGACGAGGCAACGTCCCTCGTGAAGTCACTTCAAATCCTTCGGCATGTATGGGGGCTGG